ATAAACTTTCTGCGGTCAAAGATATCTCCAAGATGAAGAATTTCTTTGATACCATGTTCTTTCAAATATGGAAAGAAAATATTTGTATAAAACTTATCATAATAATCTAAAAATGCAACACTGTCGTTTCTTGCGCCCCAGTGTGTATCTGTAATAATCGCAATTTTATTCATAATATACTTTCATGTTTAATCTTTGTCTGAATGACCGCTTTTTACATGATGCCAGGTATTAGGCTCATTATCATCTCGTCTATGAATTTCATGATTATAGTATTTTCCTTGACGAGATAATGCAACTGACATTCTGTATTTTGCACCGTTGTGTGTACTAGCAATTACATAATGCTTTAGATGAGAATCTTCATCATACTTTTTCCATCTATCATCTTTACGTGCTAGAACTTTATGTTCAGAATAAGGCGGAGGAGCAATGTATGTTTTATAATCTTTATGCTTTTCTAAAGTTTTACGCTGTGCTTTAGTAAGAAGTTTATGCACTGTATGAATAGCAGAATAATCATCGTCTTCAGTTAAAAAATCTGTAAAGGTTTTCATTGCCACATCCTTTTTAATTATTTAGGAAATGTTTCCTCTTTCTTTTTCTTAGCCTCATCCTTCTTCTTTTGAAGCGAAGTTTCAAAGCTACTGATCACGTGAATAGCTGCTTCATTATAACCACTGCTTCCAACATTTCTATCATCAGAATCTTGAAACACATATTGGTCATTAGAAATAATTGCATTTTCTAATGATTTGAATTTAATATACTGATGCTTCTTTTCTTTATTGATACGTTGAATAAATGAGTTATAGATAATCTGTGTGAAATATGCAAAAGGATTATCATACTTATCTGGATTGAAGCTACGAATATTTGCTAATGCATTTTCAATACCATCGCTAATCATTTCATCACGATAAGTATAATTGATAAAATTAGGGCGGTTTGCCAAACGATTAGAAATATTATAAATGCACAATCCAAGATAATTAGTTACACGAGGAAGTTCAGCACCTTCAGCTTCGGCAGCCAAGCACTTTTTACGATATTCAACTAGTGCAGCGTAAAATTCTTTATTGTTAACATAATGTATTGGCTTCTTTTTTTCTGCCATTTATTTTTCCTATATTAAAGTGTAACTGTGACTATGAATATAGTATATCATAAAAAATAATTAATGTACACTGCATTTTTTTATTGACAGTGCTGTGATAGTGGTGTATAATAACATTAATGTTTCATAGTATTAGAGCTTAATAGATTGAGTAGCTCAGTAGCAAGTTCCTCAGTCACGGAGTCCTCCGAAGGAGGATCGCCATTATAATCATAATACTTATCTTTATGCTTTAGATAAAATTTAATAACATTATCCCTAGGATTGGTTGCATAAAGAATATGCTCAATCAAAAACTTTACGTTATCATCTTTAGATAAAGAATCAAAGGGAAATAGCATTAATGCACCATCATTATCTATAGCTACTCTAAAAGGTCTATCTAGAGTAATAGTTTTAGAAGTATAATCAAGCACTTTACCAATATAAGATTTGTTATTGATAGTTGACAGAATAATAATATCATCAGTCATTTTTTATACTCACATTATAGATTTTATAGGGAAAGCCCTCTTCAGCATAGATCTTGATGCGTTCTTTGAAGTGCTCTAAGGTGTAATTGGTTTTTGATTTCCAAGATAGATCATCTGCAATATCAAATAGAACAGCAGAATCTTTAGTATCACTTTTTCTCAGAGCTCGACCAATAGATTGAAGATTTTTAATCCTTGACTTACTAGGAGAAGAGAATATAATATTGTGTAGGTTTTTAATATTTACGCCTGTAGAAAATACGCTTGATGCAATGATGATAGCATTAGTTTCAGTTTCAACAATCTTACGAACTGCTTCTCGTTCTTCAAGTTCAGTAGATCCAGCAACATAATATACTGATCTACCTTCAGCAGCTTTTTCAATCATATCATATAAGACTTTACCATGCTTATTCACAAATTGGAACATAATAAGAGTATTGCCTTTTAGTGATATGGCAAGATTTTTTATGAATTTATTTCTATATGGATTTTGTACAATAAAATCTAATTCTTCTTGATAAGATTTTTTAATGATATCTTTTCTTATTTCATCAGGATATTGTAATATTATAGCTTTAATCTTAAATTCTGCAAGATGCTTTTTCTCAATGAGCTCAGCAGTAGTTGTAACTTTCTTAACAGGACCAAACATTCCTTCAAGCACTAGCTTATGAGTTTGAGTTCCATCAAGAGTACCAGTAAATCCAAATCTATATGGACATACCGTCAATTTTTCCATGATAGACTTCAGACTCTTTGCCTTGAATAAATGGCATTCATCGCCAATTACCACTTCAAATTGTTTGAAGTATTCTTTAGGAAGTTTGTAAACTGATTGCCAGGTTGTGATGACGATAGATTTATCTGTATGTTTATCCACTCCTCCAGTGATCTTATGTATTCTATCAGAATTGCTAAAGCCATAGTCGGTAAAATCAGAAGCCAGCTGACTGACCAAAGAAATAGTTGGAACAATAATAAGAGTGCGAGCATTATAATACCTCGTCAGTAAGTAAATGATAAAGGATTTTCCAGAAGCGGTTGGAGATAAAAGTAAAGATCTTTTATTTCTAATTGCATGAGCAAAAGCTTGTATTTGATAATCTCTTGCTGGAAATGGTGTGTTTAAAGATTTTGCAAAATCATCAGCTTCTTTTATAGAGAATGCTTGTTGTGAGAAGTCAGATTCATATTCGACTTCATAATTTCTTGAAGCAGCAAAGGCCTCAACATAGTATCGCAGTCCAGCATATAGCAAACCAGTCATGATATTAAGAAGACGAATCTTCCCATCCCATACTTTATTTCTATATGCTGGACTGAACTTAGCTCCAGGTACCATAAATGTAAATTGATCTGATAACTCATACATGATGCCAGGATCTGTCTTTATCTTAATAAAGACATCATCATATTTTTGAATTACGATCTTATCACTCATTATGCACCGGCTTGGAATTTTATAAAGTCAATGGCTGACTTAATTTGATAACCTCTATTTGTTAATGATTTAATTATTGAATCTAAAAGTTGTACTTTTTCTCTCTGAAGAGAAATCTTAAGATTCTTATCAACTACAACTTTATCTGCATTAAGATATCTTGGAATTTCTGACTTAAGAATGTTTCTTCTTCCAATATCAGAAAACTCTTCCATCCAACCCATCTCTTTAAGAGACTCATCATCGATGACACCAGAATAGAAATCGTGTCTTAAACATTCAATACGTTTTAGATCTGATTCCTGCTTTGCAAGAATTAATCTTTCATTAACATAAATTCTATAATATTTATTATGTAATTTTGGGATATTTAAAACCTCTTCAGCGAGGTTCATTCTATCAATCTTAGAATCTTTATCCCAGTTTTCAAAAATTTCATCAAGAGTCATAATCTACCTATTCTTTAAATTGACCTTCAATTATACAATATAATCCTTAATCTGTCAATAAAGAAGTGGTAAAAAGCGTGTATTCAAATGTAACCGATGCAGTAATATACTCTAAATCACTAGCAGTTGTATTGAATTCTAATTCAGATAATTCAGTAGGATATAGATCCCAGAAATCAAATTTTATAAATGGATGCAGATGATTGTTTAATATAAGAAGACTAGCTTCAATTTGTAAACCTTGACCAATAGGTGCATTTTGCAGCTTCGATCTTTGTTCAAAATCATGTGGCTTACCAATTCCTTGAATCCAGTTAAAAATGTCTAGATAATCAGACATCGATTCATTGACTTTGAATGTGGCTTTTAAAGGTTCAAATCTCATATGCTCACCAGGGATAGCAATTGTCTGAAATGGATTTGACATTCCAGGTGTAACCCCAGCTTGAATTGCAGGAAGATTGACCGACTGAACGTAGTTCTCAAAGTTTGGTATCTTGGTAAGTTTGAACTTGAAATTTAATGGCGATAAAAATGCTTGAGTGGCCAATTTTTTTCCTTTACATTAATTCTACCGTTTGTTATACTATATATATGAACAAGGAAACTTTCACAGTTGACTACATGATCCGGAACTTGGGTATGGCTGGCGCTGGCGGTCGTATGCAACTTCAAGGATCATCGCTCCAGCATCTCAATTCCGCTAAGTCTGACTTTGCTGTACTTGAGTATCTGAAGCGAAGGAATCCTAGCAAACAGATTGATATTATGTCAATCCGTTGGTCATAAAGGTTGTTGGACAATAGCTCAATGGTAGAGCTTTCGGCTGTTAACCGAACGGTTGTAGGTTCGAGTCCTACTTGTCCAGCCATTAATTAAGGCCGTGTAGCCCAACAGGCAGAGGCACCGAACTTAAAATTCGTAAAGTGTGAGTTCGAATCTCACCACGGCTACCAAATTACCAATAAATACTAAATGCCGGTATAGCTCAGTTGGTAGAGCATCGCCTTTGTAACGCGAGGGTCCCGAGTTCGATTCTTGGTGCCGGCACCATATATATCAAGCGTGTATCGTCTAATGGTAAGGCCCTGGTCTCCAAAACCAGAGATGAGAGTTCGATTCTTTCTGCGCGTGCCATGCTCTTGTGGTGGAATTGGTAGACACATCAGATTTAGGTTCTGACGCCAAAAGCGTGGAGGTTCGAGTCCTCTCAAGAGTACCAAGTTTATAGTAAGGTAGATTTTATGTATGATGAAGCACGTGAAGCAATTTTAAACTCTAG